ATCTCAACCGCATTGTCCAATTGAGCATCAATCTCCACACCAGGATAGGCAGTAACACCAGCTCTAGAAGCATATTTCTGTTGTCTTGCTCCTGTAACAGTATCTTCATATGGCGAATATGTCAACCAAAATCTACCAGCAATAAAAGGATTTGCATTCAAAATAATTTTAACTTTAATATCTGCTTTAAAATATTGGTGATTATTTGCCTTCTCTAACTTTCCACCTTTATTGAGGATATCATAGGGGAGATTCCATTGTGCAATTGAGGGTTGTTCTTGCCCGAATGTAGCTGGATTAAGGGATTTCGTATTTGCGGTAGCTGTAAGTTGGAAGTGAGCCAACTTAATAGGGCGTTGTAAAAACTGTACAATAGACACTGTATCGTCCATATGCTGAGCACTGCTAGTGTTTTGAAGCATTGGTATCGTTGAAACACTTGGTTGTTCCACATCGTGGAATGTTGTGATTTGGACTGTTTCAATTGAGTTCTCAGCTGTCGTTGCCGCAAGTCGTGTACCGTTCTGGGAAGCAGAGGTCGTCGATGTTGAGTTATTCGTTGTTTGATTTTGTGTATCAGCAGGTTTGGTATTTCGGAAAACACAGCCAAAGCCATGCTGCTATAGCAACCCGATATAGCGATTCCTAGTCAATAGAGGTTTGGGTGGGGCTGCCACCAGAGGACCTCACACTAAATAGTGCCCTCTTTCCTAAACTTAAAGCCATCACGAATTTAGTTAATTGACAATTTCCTATTCGCTAGGTAACCAGAAAGTTTAGATTGCATAATATTCCATATACCGGTTTTGGAAATATCCACGATAAGTGTCTACCTCCAATTGACCATTGGTTGCTTCATAAAAAGCCCCAGTGATCACTCGTTTCCATTTATCAAAAACTGGTCGTGGGTGCATAGAAAGCTCCATTATCGCATTTTCACAATTTACTTTAGTACCTTCATAAATGTCAAGTCCTCCTCGGCACCAATTAGGCATTTCAAGTATTGTATCCATTGACAATGGCGCCTCCCATACTTTCTTCTCGTTATCATATCGGAATTGTCTCTTTAAGAAGGATACTTCTTCAAGAGTTTTCCAATCTGGTGCATTTCCTTGAGTCTTAGCTTCATCAGTATAAGTCATACCAATCAATTCAAAAGCCAAAGTTAGCGTGGTCATATTAAACCATAAAGAAACCTTGTCTGAAAAATTAATAACATCGTCATCACCATAAGAAGCTATACTCAATTCATTTTCTGCATCCTTCATGTCAAACTTAAAATTACGCTGAAACTTTTCAAAATTTTCCACCTTTGACTGCACATAGTCCAAGATCATTTGGGCTTGCTTAGTCTTGGGTGAATTCTCCCGAATTATCCCAGCAATAATTTCAAAACAAATCCGAATTCCCATAGAATTGACGAGACAATTCAATGGGGTCGTTATGGGGTTTCCTGAGGGTTGGCTGTGAGTCATCATATAAACAAATCCATCACACAAATGCACTGAATTTATTACATCAATCATTAGAACTTTTCGAATTAAAGCATTTTCTGGTCCATCATTATAAAATTCATTCGCCATGTCTGCAAATTTCTCCATGATTAGAACATTAAGTGTTCCATCAAAATTTTGAAAATCTCCAGCCAACACTTTCTTTCCTCGCTTACTCAAATGTAAGGCCAATTTCTTCCAATCTTGCGAATAGACATTAGTTCCTATACATACTTCATTGTGAATTCGATTTTCCATCAAATGTGCAACGAAGCCCAAGAAATACTGTCTAAATGCAATTGTAAAATCCATTGGTCCATTTGAGAAAACTCTGGTCTTCAAAGCATCAACTTTTGCTATTGGTCGTCGTTCATCTTTCAATGTATCTACCCAAATGGTAGGAACACGCCTTCCTTGTTTAGCTTCATTAATTCGAAATTCTACAGCTTCTCTTACTTCTTCTGATAGCACGTATTCATCATTACCAAACCAACCAGTTTTTCCCTTCATACCCTTTTCTCGTTTTAAGATCCAAGGGTATCCAGGGGAACTCTGGCGCCTGATTGGGCCCAAGTATTCTGAGTCTGGTGAACCCATAATACTCTCTTCCCATGTCAAAATACGCGCTAAACGCTTATCTCTATTTGCTATCCATTTATTCTTAACTAATTCATATGATCTATCTATCAAATCTGGGGCAATATAAGGGGTATCCATAGCACATTTTTGTAAATTCTTATGTTTCATATTAACTACCTTACTACGTAAAATTGCTGGTTTCGTCTTAATTTCATCTATCATTCCATATACTAAGCTAGGTCTCAACTCAGTTTTGCATGGTTTAAATAATGGTTTCACTTTTCCAACTGGATTAAATTTCACTCCTGGAAATCCTTCAAAACCCAAATCTTCAACTGTAAACGTCTCATTTAAAGGTAAGATTGGGCTCTCCACAATATTACAGAAACCATCATAATCCACACTCACTTGCATTTCAACATTAACTTTAGTAAATGCTCGCTGTAAATCTTTTTGCGTAATTGATTCAGCATACGCCATGCCATCACTCGCTCCTGCAACATGGATTCCTGCTATCTTTCTTAAAACTTGGGTCTCATTAATAATAACAGGAGCTCCACAGTCACCATTTTTAGTGGGACACTTATACTCCAAACCAGCACGCAAAATAAACTCACCTTTTTCCGCATCATCTAATATCACTACATTATCTAAAGCTCTACATTCATGGTTTCCTAATATACTCATCAAAAATTTTTGCATTTTGCCAAAATAACGGAGCACTGGGATACATGCATCTGCTCTCCTATACATTGCCATACTCTCTGAATCAGAAAAATGTTTAACTATATCTGAATGAGCCGAAACGTAAGAAGGCATTACTAGTAATGCTGCTTCTTTAGCTTCTCCTCTAACATCAACAATTGGTATTTTCTGGATCGAAGACCATGGCAACTTAAAAGAAACATCAAATGCATTTCGTAATTCTATTTGGTCTTCATCATCTAGGAAACCTAAAAGGTGACCAGGCACTAACATAAGATTATTCCGTACGAATAACCCATGTAGCAAAGGTTTTCCTTCAGTATCACTAATTACTCGCGTTATTTTATATAAGTTTGAAAATATTCTATTCGTAATTAAATTTTGTGCAACTTGGTCTTTCCACATTTGCATTTCTACATCTAAGTGTGCTTCTATTTTAGCTCGTGGGGTCTTTGCTGTTATATTATCACCTGAAACATTAGCTTCGATTCTAGCCTTAGGTTTATTCAATGTTGAAACATCTCCTGATGCATGGGCTTCTACTTTGATCGTTGGTTTATTAATAGTTATATTGTCTCCTGAAACATTGGCTTCTGGTAAAAATCCAGGCACTTTACTATAATCTGGTATGAAACCGCAGATTCGTGGTCTGCCCATTTCATCCCAAATCTCATAAGTATTGTCCGGATATTTCCATCCACCATCTGGTTGTCTCCCATAATTCTTAGGTTCTTGAATTTCCATATTAATCTTAGGTTTAGCCAATGTAACAACATCTCCTGAAACTTGTGCTTCCAACTTCACTGGGGCGCCATGATGGTATATTACGTCATCAGTAACATATACAGTGGTTTGTTTATTTAATCCTTCCAAGTATCCTAAAATACTTGGATAGGGTTTCTTCAAAACTAAAGGTTTATCATTACAAGTTAAAATAGTTGGCAAGAAACGCAAAATATCACGTTCTTGCATACAAGATAAATCATTACATGCCGTTATATAATTATCATTAAATTTCTTAATTGTTATGTTTCCATATTGTATTTTTGATTTCGTCTTAATAGGTTGTTGAGGTTTGCCTAAAATATGGGTCCACATTTTCGTAGCAACAAATATGGAACTTAATGCCAACATTAAACCACTAGCTATAACAAATGGGTGTTCTTTAATATATTGTATAGTCTTATTTTTCCAATCTGATAAATATTTCATAGCCATCCTACTCATATTAGTTAAACGTCTAAATAACTTAGTTTCTCTAACAAAATAACGTGTTCGTATTTGCTCCCAAATACTTTCTTCTATTTCTGCAGCTTCTTCACCATACGTCCAGTCATCCATATTTGCTTCAAAAAATTTATTTTCCTTCTTTCTAACATCTATTACTCTTCCATTTCGGTTAACAATAGATCCTTCATCACTAAGTCTGTAAATTTCTTCTTTAGTTTTATTATCTAATTTCCCGAAACAAAATATTGGTGAGTCTTCAGGGGCATCAATTTGCATTGTAGCCGTTATTTTGTCAGTATTTTCTATAACTATATTATCTTTCTTAAATCTACGCTCAGCATATTTCTCAAGGAAAGCATTTAATTCTTTACTGGAGTCAAATGCTTCACGGGTCTTTTCTAATGCAATATCCAAAAATTCATCATATGATAATCCTGTCTCCAAAACTACTCCTGACTCAGGGTCAATTAAGTCAATTTCATAAACATCTGTTGAAATTATCTCACCAGTTTCTTCCTTAACCTTCTTCTTATCTAATCGCAAAACGCTCTTACCTTCGCTGGCAGAAAAGCCAGTTTTGGTAAATTCATCCTTATTTGTGACTCTTCCACACAAATCAACTCGTCTACGAAAAGCATCAGGGAAAGTCAAAGAATTAACCACTTGATCAAATTTATTAGATGTCATCAAAATTACCTTAGAAGTAAATCGGGTCTTTCTTTTATCCTCCAAATGAGCCATATGCAATGGATAAGGTGCTATATTAGCCATTCTTATCAACTCCATAAATTCTTCATTAGGTTTTCCAGTTGAATCTTTACGTTGTCCAAAATCATCATAGATTACTATATTTTGCCTTAAATAATTATCCCAAAATTCCTGTTCTACATTACGCATATAAATATGTTTTGAAAAATCTTTAGCTTCTTCTGCACTCGGTACAAACAAATTATTTAAGTCAATGGCTAAAGGCCAAGACATTCCTGATTTTCCTACTCCAGATTCTCCAAAAAGCCATATAACTATTGGTTGAGTTCTTGGTCTAGTACCAAATGCTCCTGATGTATCTACTTGTTTATTTAAATCTGTTAACAATTTCATATGATGCGTAAATCCCAAAGACAAATCTCGTTGCAATTTCATATCACTAATCTCTTTCGATAATTCTAATCCACGACGATATAGAGCTTCTACCTCAATAATTGTTCCTGGTTCTCGCATAATCTCATCACTTTTCTTAAACTCTTTAGACTCCTCTAAACGCACGAGCAAAGCACGAGTATCCTTAAACCAGTCATCAATTCCTGATACAAAATTCTCTATTTCTTCATGGGGTCGAATTCCCATTGAAATCTTAAGTTGATCCAAAACCACACTTACTACTTTATGTGCTACATTATTAAAATCGCTAATTCCACGTGATGCGCGACCTAGATCACCCAAGCGTTTCATTATTGATTCAATATGTGTCGTTTTGGGAACTAAATTATTAAACAATAAACTTAATATACTAAACAAAAATACCACTAAATGTGTTGGTGAAATAGAATCTAAAATATCTTTAACATCAATTTGCATATTTACTGTTTTTCTTATTTTATCAATAGCTTGATCTTTAATCTCATTTGCTGCTTCAAAATAATGTGCTATAAAACTCTTGGTCTTATCTATTAAATCAGTATTAATTCCATGATGTGCTAATAATCTAAATAATTCTATTGAAAGGGAAGCTATTTTCCTGCGGGGTTTTGCAAAGCTAATTTGCAATAGACTAAAAATAATATCTGAAACTAATGAAATTACATTAAATCCTTTAAACATAAACTGTTTTGCATCTCTAAAAGTACTCTTAAACATTTCTAACGCTTCATTAATTCTCATTGTAACTTCATCCACACTCCGATTAACATTTGTGAAAGTATTCTTAATTTTATTATTCATAAAAATAGTACTACAAGCTGTTGCAGTGGATGTGGCTGAATTATACAATGAAGAAAAAATTTGCATTTCAACTTTAATTCGACGTACAGGTTCGAAATGTTGTTCTTCTTCGCGTTCTCGAATTTCTCTCAAATATCGTTGTTGTTCTTTTAATTGTTCTACTTTAGCAGAAACTTTGCTTCTCTTCCATCTTTTCTGGCATTGTTCTTTATAAGTAGGTCCTGGATTAGATTCAATATCACCACACATCATCAATAATTCATGCATAATAGCATTTGTATTTTTACACAAAAGCCA